AACTCCCTGCATAGCTTGGTCTAATTGTAGCTGATTAATCTGATTTTGCATATCGGCCATACGATTACCAGTAATCTGATCAGATACTCCTTGAATCTTATCACCAATTTTCTGAACTGCATCATTAACTTGCATAGCAACGTTATAATTGACACCGTCAATCGCGCGTTGGACGCTGCAGCAGCATTCATTTTCTTTTGCAAGAAGATTTGCTTGACCAACCGCAAGACCAGCAATATCACGTTGTAGTTCCTGATATTTATCACTTAACGCACTAATAGTATCATGGAATACTTGGTTTGTAGTCTGTATGCCTTGCATTGTACCAGCATTTACAGCCGCAAGAATTTCACGCTGATTCGCCATGCTGTTTTGATTATCGAAACCACGCTGTACTTCGTTAGAAGTTGCTAGATTTTCATAACCAATAGCATTAGCAAAACCATTGTTACCAAAGCCATTATTGCCCCAGCCAAAGATTAAAGCAAAAAGAACAATGACTCACCAGCAACCACCACCCCAATCATTATCATGATTAAGAGCAGCAATATCACTTAATGTCATATCAGCCATAAATATATCCTTCCATTCATTAACAATATTTTATATATCCACTGATTCGCGCGTTCTCAGTAGTTATCTTACCATATTTTTGAATGAGCTAAAATCAAATCCTCTCTCTTGGAAGGCTTGTTCGGGAGTCTTTCCCTTCATAGAATTAGCAAAATCTCTAAATTGCGGATTTGATTGATACATTTGATTAAACAACTGTTCCGCACCGCCACCTTTTAATTGATTGATAAGGCCAAAGATACCTTGATTACCAGGTTGCGGCTGATTATCAAATAAGGGATTGGACATATTAATTCACTAATCCTTCCAACATATTCTTTAATTCAGAAATATTATTTTGTAATCCTTCTAAATCATCTTTAGTTACGAAATTTGAAGTATCAATTTGTTCAACAACAGGTTGAACTTCAGGAGTTTTTATTTCTTCAAAAGAAAAAGTTCTTAATGGTAGTGGAAAACCACCATCATCAGTAGTTTTTAAATAAAATACAGGATTATCTGCATCAAATAAAACAACAGAAGAATCACGACCGAGAGGATATGCTTTTGCACTTTCTGGTCCTGTTACTCTAAAAATATTGTTTATAGAATTTCTATTATTTAATTGCTGTTGTTGTTGATATGGTTGATTTCATTGTCAATTATTATTATTTGGCATTCAACCATTATATTGTCCCGCAGGCATAGCTATCACCTTCTATCCTTCTGCGTTCATAACGTATGCTTTGGCTAAAGCCATTTTGTCTATTTTAGCTTGTTCCATTTCTTCTCAAAGTTCCATTAACATTGGATCTACTTTTTCACCGAGTTTACTTTCAGCTAATTTTTTAGACATGTTATGTAATGATTGAGCATGTTCTAACTCTTGCTTAGCCATACTAACATACATTTTAGATAATTCTGGATGTTCACGACATGAATTAGCACAGTTAGAATATTCTATTACACCATCTAACTCCTCCATAGTTTGATCATAGAGTTTCCGCATAATCTTCATAGACGTTTCTCCTTTGATTTTCTTTTTATCTTCTATTATATATAATTTTTAAAGATAATAGTTTATGCACATTCGTTAAAAAATTTTTTAACGGCATAAAAAAAAGAGCACTATAAAAGTGCTCTTTTAATAAATTTTATTCACCGTCTGTTGGAGTTTCAGTATTCTCATTATCTGTTGGAGTTTCAGGGGTCTGTTCCGCAGTTTGCTTCGCATCACGAATAGTGCGAAGAGAAGTGACGATTGAATTTATATCAGCTACAGTGACTTCAGGACTACTTGCCCATTGATCTACAGTGTTGAGTAAACGAAGACGATTGATTTCTGCAATTCGCTCTTCTGTTGAAAGCCCCATGAAAAGACCAAGTGCTGTATTAGCACCTTCCATATCTCCAAAAGAACCATCATCTACAAGTAGACGAGCGCTATCTAAACGATCTACAAAAGTAGTCCGCATCCACTCTTCGGGGATTGAGTCTAGAAAATTATCAATGTATGTAAGTGCCATTTTAAATCCTTTCTTTAACAACATGTTGTTTTTTATCTTAAATAGGTGGTATAATTTTTATACCACCTAAATAATCACTATTTTTGTGCGGCTAATGCTTCCGCAACTTTTTGAGTAACCAATTCATCAAGAGATATTTTTTCTTCTGTTGGAAGTATCACATCTTCTTCTATTGGCTGTTCATATTTAAATTCTTTGCCATCTCAGCGATAGTCTCAAATGTCATGCTCAAAATTATGATCTGTTGCTACCACATATCAGTCATGTTCTTCAAATTGTCATTCCATTGGTTGTCCCATTGTAATGCCTAAAGATGCACGACATTTTCCTGTTTCATCTACTAAAACATAAAGCATTTTTTCTCCTTTTTAAATATTCGCATATGCTACTTGAGCAGTAATTGTAATATTGTCTTTTGAAGTAGTTCCCAAAGCTCTTCAATAACTGCGAACAGTAACATTATTAGTACCTGACACTTGATTTAAGTCAAAACCACGTAAAACATAATAACCAGATCCAGTTCCAGAAGCAGTAACAGCCAATACGCCAACGCATTTTGTAAATCCGCTAGGAGCAGCGATTGTTGTATCAATAGCAAAAGTGTTTCCATTTGCTCTTGCAGTTCCATCTTTTACTGATGCTGTTGGTCAGTTTGATTTAAAACTAAAATCAACACCTAAGTTAGTACGTGCGGCAGCTGCAGTCGTGGCGCCTGTACCGCCACCAGTTATTGCTAATGCTGTTCCTGAGCTAGTAGTTATAGATGTATTACCACTATCAGATGCATTAAGATAAAGTGCTGCGGTTTTACCTGATACTGGATTTTGTACCGCGAAAGAACGATATACAGTAGTAGGATGCCGCACTATTTCAGAATATCCTATACGAGCATCAGATTTTTCATAGTGATACATTCCAGCTAAAACAATATTTGAATTTGGAGCTTCGCTTGTAACGGCAGCTGCAAGTGAACGTTGTGTCGTATGACCATTCCAGTCGATAGTAAGAGCATTTGAACGTAAAACATCAGAGTTAGAATTACCAATAATAACAGCACTTGTGGTATCTGTTGCATTAAATCTACCAAGAACGGTCTGATACTCGCCTTCAGCCACAGTTGAACCATTTTGTGCATGGCTACCATATCCACTAGCAATGGTATTATATCCCTCTGCATGACTATAATAAGCAGCTCTAGTATTAAACCCTTCTGCATGACCGCAATATCCGTTGGTAAGAGTACTTCATCCTTCAGCATGACTATAATTGCTTTGAGCTTTAGTATTATATCCTTCAGCATGACTATAATCACTTTGAGCTTTAGTATTAAAACCTTCAGCATGGGTATAATCAGCAATAGCTCCAGTATTATTACCTTCAGCATGTGAACCTTTTCCATTAGCAATAGTGTAATAACCCTCAGCGTGAGAGTAAGAACCATTGGCTGTAGTATAAAAACCCTCAGCATGTGAACATTTTTCACTAGCTGTTACACTTATTCCTGCCCCTATTGAATACCCGCCTATTTTAAAACCAGATGCTCTTGTTCCAAATGTAAAACTCGGTGATGGCAAATCTTCATCATGAGATATTGAGATATACATTTTTCTAAAAGCAACACTAGATGTATTTTTTATTGTAAAACTATTTGTTCCATTGTAGGTAATAGTAAAAGTATAAACATCGGTATTAGTTGTAGTCAGTGATATGTATTTTGTTACAGTTAGTGATGTACCTTTTTGAAAAGTTTCTTCAAATGTAGATAGATCACTTTCATGAACAGATACTACTACTTTAAAATAAAATGTATTTGCTGATGGAGAATGGTTATAAGTTTTTTGAGAATTAGCTTGAAAATTTAATATTGAAAAAGATGTTTCTATTTTTCTAGTTGTCTCTGCACCTGAGCTAGTCCCTATTTCAAATGCTACTGAATTATTAGCACCAAATAGTTTAATTGAATCATTGTCAATTTCAGCATTAGCAGAGTCTGATTCACCAATTCTCGCTATGGTTCCAAAGCTTGCCACGCTCGTAGAACCATCTGGACCGAATATATCTAAACCATTAGCGGTGGTTGCAGCACGCTTAGAATTTTTTTGGTACATAGTTAAACCATTAGCATCAATTTTAGCGCCTAAACTTGATTCACCACTATTATCATAAAATAAAATTTCTTTATCTTTAATTTGCATACGGCCTTTATTTGCATCAGTAGTATTACCCATAACAACACCATCAGTTGCATTTAATTTTAAACGAGCTTTATTACTACCATCAAAGAATGTCGCTGCAGAGCTAGTTATACTAAGACGTTCTTGAGTGCCAGTTCCACCATAAATATCAATTCCACTTGAAGTAAGAGCTATATGTCTGCCTCCAGTTGTACCAATTGTTGTATTAGTTCCAAAAGAAGCAATCTTAGTTGCAGCACTACTTACGGTAGTATAAACATCTAGACCAGATGAAGTAATTGAAGTATAAGATGTAGCACTTTGTTTAATATTAATCGCTGATGTTGATGTCGTTCCTAACTCTACGTAAGGGTATGTTCCTTCACCACCATAGAAAACGCTGTTACTTGTACCAATTGATACTTTCATTTTATTATTTTTATTATAAAGACCTACACCAGTCGCGGTTATTTCAACTCGTCCAGTTGCAGTCGTTCCAATTCTAGCTGTTGCTCCAAAAGAAGCAATGCTCGTAGAACCATCACTTCCAAATATATCTAAACCATTAGCGGTAGTTGCAGCACGTTTACTTCCAGCTTTATATATTGTTAAACCATTAGTATCTACACGAGTACCAAGTTTACCGTCAGTATCATAAATATCTGCTGCCGTTCCATCAATTCAAAAACGATTTTTACTATTTGCATCAATAAATTTAAGCGCTGTTGAACTAAACTCTGTACGTGGATTAGCACCTGACGCATTACTACCGCCATAGAGTGTAATAGTATCAGCATACTTAGCTTTCAAATAATTATTACGATACATTCAAATAGCAGAACCGTCAATAGACACTCTATTTGATTCTCCAGATTGAGGATGAATTTTAATGCCATTATTATCAATATGTGTTATATAATTAGTTGCAGTTGCTGCTGTATCTTCTGGTGCGGGAGTTCAGTCTGTTGGTTTATTACCCTTTTCAAGTTTCACTGATTCTATGTAATATGTACTTGCTACTGATACACCAGATCAACCTAAATGAGGATTAATTGTTTCTGAATCATTTCATGTTCCAGCATAATAAATTGTAGATCAGTCTGAAGATACCGTACCAGTCATTGAATAATATCCAAGACCGGATTTAATATAAATGGTAGGTTTTACTGTAGAGCCAGTGGCTTTTATTCGGAATGATATAACAAAAGGATCTCCCGTCTTTAAATTAGCTTCTACATTACTTCAATTAGAATCTTTATTCGGCCATCATCCACCATTTCAATTTGAAGTATTTCCAGCGGAGATAACCATCTTATACATACCATTCTCAACCGTTTGATTCATAGTAGATGAAGATTGAACTGATCCAGCTCTAAAATGTTTACTATCTATAACTAAATTTCTTCCACCAATTTCACCATCTAAATCACCAATATTAATACTTGAAACATCAATAGCACTAGATTTAATTTTTTGAATATTAGCATCATATACATCTAATTTATTTGCTGCAATACTTCCTGTTATAATTTTACCACCATCTATAACAGTAGTTGTATCATCCAAAAGGACAGGAGTATATGAAACTGTACCACTTACAACTTGTTTCTGTTCACAAGTATAAATATAAGGTTTAGTAGTAGAATAACTCATACGTTTAAGAGTTCATTTATCAGCCGCACCAGTTTCATCTGTTACTCAATTGGTAGAAGCTGTACCTGGTGTAGAAGGTTTAGTTGTACTAGCAGATTGATAATATATGCGCTGAGTGCGGGAAACTGCCGAAGTTTTTGAAGCAGCATTATTAGCAGTAGTTTGCGCAGCAGCTGCTTTTGCATATGCCGTATCTCCGCTAGTAACCTGTTGTGATGTTAATGGTGGTGTATATTGTTCACAATTGACTAGTCCACTTGAATCACCATCAAGCATCGTAAAACTTGCAAGAACCATATCTCTATCATTTATTCAACTTCAATCAGCTGTAGCAGCCCCACTTGCCGCTTGGTCAATTCCAGTACTAAGATATTTTCATCCAGAATTGTATCAAACAATATAATTTGTACCTGTTGTCTCAGTTGCTGATGTTAATCTACATATAACATAAATAGTTTTATTAAGAGCAATGGCATTTGGATTAATCATACCTTTTGGTACAGTTCGTTTAGCTTCATTAAATCATACTCATCCATTTGTATCAGAGAATGTACCAGAATAACTGTCTCATGCACAAAGATAAGCTTCACCATTATTCGCGGTTGAAAATGCACTATAATTTCACTTAATACCTAAACCAGTTGTTGTAGAATCATTTAAAATACTTTTTTGTGTATCACCATTTATTTTACTAATAGAAATTGCACCAGCCTTAATTCTATCAGCAGAAATATAACCAGAAGTAATTTTAGCTGCGTCTAAATTTGGAATATTAGCAGTATTAAATGTACCACTATCTGCCTTTATTGCATTTGCTTGTACTGAACCGGTAATTATTTTTCCACCATCAATTACTGTTGTAGTATCATCAAGAACTATTGTCCCATATGAAATTGTACCATCTAAGGTTTTCTTTTGAGTACAAGTCCATAAATAAGGATATTTAGTTCCAGAACCGTCTGCATTCGCAGTTAATCGAGAAGCTTTAAGACTTCATTTAGATGCGTCGATATTTGTTGTTGCAAATAAATCAGTTGTAGCTGTAACTCACGCTGTTGGAAGTCCAGCACCACTTGGTGCAGAAGAACTACTACTTCTATAATAAATTTGCTGAGTTTTTTCAATTGTTTCTGAACTTGTAATACGTCATTTCATTAAAGATACATTTGTTACCCATATTTGTGATTGTGGTTTAGAAGATGAACCACCATAATTTCATAAGAATCCAACTTTGGCTTTTGCGGTACCAGCTCTAAAAAATGCATTACTGCCAGGAGGAACTGTGGTTCCTTTAGATCTTATAAGTCCACTATAATGTTCTCATGAAGTCGGAACTAAAGCATTAACTGCTGCGGGATATTCAAATGTAGATCCAGAATTTCCTTGAGAAACTGGCGTACCTTGTGGAACCGTTGTCCCAGAATAAGCTGTCTTAAGTTGAATACGGTTATTTGTATAATCAATACTAGAATGTGAATCTCATTTATTTGTATGATATAAATGTCGTGAATAGGTTTCAATCGGATATGTATATCCTTTAGAATTTGTATAATCTCAAAATATTAATGAACGTGAATATTGGCCATTAACATCACTGCCATTTGGGTCAAATCCAGATACATCAGTAAGATAAACATAAGTATCTCCAGCCTTTAAATCTTGAGCTAGTGTAGTAGTAGATCCTTGTACATATAAAACATTACTTGCCGATATATCATTACCATCTATGTCATAACAAAAAAATGCACCATAAATTCGAGCATCTCCATTTTGTGATAAAGCGTCAAAAGAAAATTCATATATACTATTCTCATCAACAGGAATAAAATCATCTGTTCTTAAAGTCGCAGAATATGATGTTACAGGATCCCTTGTAAAAGAACCTCCTGAAACATTTGCTTTTGTACCATCATAAGTTCAACTTGAAAAATTAGTATTATCACCCATAAAAGCGCTACCATTAATAACAAGCTGTTCACCACGAGAAACTAGTTCATCCATTACTTCAGAATTTAAAATTGAATTTTGAGTATCAGAGTTAAAAGCTCCAATAGTAAGTATATTACTAGCATTAATATTTGAAGCATTTAATTTATTAGCAGTTACACTTCCAGTAATTATTTTTCCACCATCAATAATGGTTTCAGTATCATCCAAGAGAACAGTACTTGCGGTACATGTTGTACCATTATTTGCAGCTTGTGAAACAGTCTGAGTTTGCGTACATGTATATAAATATAAATATTTAGAAGCATTCGCTTCAGTACTTGCAGCAAGTGGTGTAGGTTTAGTTGACCATCCTGTAATTGCTGTTGTAGGCGCTGTGGTATTATATTTATTACCAGATTCACCAATTCATATTGTTGGTCCAGTAATAGAACTTGATAAAGCAGCATTAGTACGATAATAAATACGCTGAGTTCGGGAAACTGCTGAAGTCTTAGGTGCAGCATTATTAGCTGTATTTTGAGCACTATGAGCAGTTGTTGTGTCTGTTGTAATAGCTCCTCATTTACGGGGAGGATTATAAGTTTCACATTCGGTGAAAGCCTTTTCTGAACCAGGCTCAACAAATTTACCAAGAACCATATCTGTATCTTCTGCTCAAGTTCATGCTGATACCGTTCCCGCAGATTGTGGAGTACTTTTTCATCCTGAGTTGTATCAAACAAAATACCCAGAACCAGTAGTAGAAGTTGTACTAGATAATCTATATACCACATAAATTGGAATATTATATGGTGCTACTGCATTAATATTATACATACCCTTTGTAATTGTTCTTTTAACACCGTTTCACATAGTTCAACCATTAGCATCACTACGTTGATTAGTTAATGGATTTAATGCACAGAGATAACATTCACCACCTGCATTAGTGTCATTACCAAATTCTGTACGATTTCAAAGAATGTCAAATCCGCCAAGAGCATTTGAAAGATTTTGAATATCACTATAATTACCACTGAATTCTTCAATACGAAACATACACATTTGAACAGTTGCTGCAGTTGTTGTATTTGTTCCTGCGGCACCAATATAAATATTTGCAGGATCATTTGTTCTAATAAAAGTTATTCACACTTTTGTTCAATTTGAAGTTAATGTTGTCATTTTATATGATCCTCAAACTGTATTATGAGAACCATCTAAATATTTTGCGCCATAAAATGAAAAACCAGCCATGCCAGAACCACTGGTAACTCTTGCATACATCGAAGCTATATAAATTTTTGAAGAATTCCATTCACCTCCAAAATTAAAACTATCTATTCCATAACATGAGCTATCATCAGTATTTGTTTGAATTCCACTATTTTGAAAGCAATAACAGGCTCCGTAGGGACCATCTGAAATAAGTTCTCTAGTTCTTGTCATTTGACTACTACCAGCCAACCTTCATGTCCCTGTAGATTGATTTACGCTACCAAGATTCATTCTACGAGAGAAGGGCATTAAAACACCATAACCGTCATCAACGTCATAAATAACTTCTGATTTGGCATTTCCAATAGCAGAATTCATTTGAGTAGTAGTACTATAACTACTTAAATCTGTTTGACCTTGAGTACATACACCAGCTTCAGAAGGTTTATATTCAGTATGTCCATCAGCATAAGTTACTAACTCACGTTGCCATATATATCTACCCGCAGTTACAGTAGGTTGAGTAGTTCCTCAAGAACCACCACTTTTAGATGTAGCACTTGTAGAACTATACCATTGTGTTTCACTTTTAACTACTGTTGTAGAAGTATTATAAGCACCACCACTACTAAATATCGCGGCACCTTCAATATCTACATGATTAGCTGCAATTTTAACACTATCAGAAGATTGATTAATAGTTGACTTGATAGTTTCAACAGGCAGCACATCTTCATAGCCATGTGATATACCCGTAAATCTTATTTCAGATGCTATTGAAGTTACTGTTGTTTTAATATATACAGGACAATTCCTTGTAGAATCGGTACCCTTAATATATACAGTATCTCCCACTCGTAAATTTGTAGTAGGCGTCGCAGAAGAAATATTTCAGTTTTCTGTATGACCCTCTGCGGCAATTGTTTTTATACTTGCTAAAGTCCATGACGATGTAGCACTATTAAGATATTTTACAGAATTAATTTTACTAACTTCTGAACGAATACCGTCAGCATCAATTTCTAATTTAGCTTCTGAAATTTTTTCATCAATTTGAGATTCAACATCTTCAGGTGCGGGGGTCCAATCTGTAGGCTTATTGCCTCGTTCGAGCTTTGGTGCCCACATCGCAACATTACCTTTTGACCAGTCCGATGATGTTGCTTGTATAGTAAAGCAAATATTGCCGCCAGCATCCAAAAGGTCTTGCGCGGCTTGCAGCCATGTTATTTCAACGACAGCTCTATCTTCCGAACCAGCAGCGAAGCTGTAATTGTTATAAATGCCTACGGAAGTGTAATTTACTTCTCCGATACGTGTTTTCAAATGCAGTAGCGCATCTTGAATACGAGACCCAGATGAATTTACCGCTATGCAATAGAAAATAATACTTGTTCCGACTGTCGAATCGCTGCGGATATTCGCGGAAAGTACCAGTTTGTCGCCGACTGCAAAACCCATCGAATCAATGTAAACAGCTATTCCTCGGAAATTTGCATTTGCCTGGACTTCGTTGAATCCATCGTTGCGGCTGACAATCAATTCATTGTTGTTATATCTACCAACTATGCGATTTGCTTCTCCCTTTGCTCCAAACGATTTAGATTGAAGCAGCAGGTTCCTCCCGCCAATCTCCAGGTTGTTAAATTCAGTCTTGGTAGTATAATTTTGAGATACACTTAAATTAATGTTATCACTAGCAGTTTTAATAGCAGCATTTCTATCAGTAACTTCTTTACTAATGAAACCATCTACACTAGCCTTATTATAAACGTCACTACTATTAGCTTTAAGAGCAATATTTGTAGCATTCTGCTCAATAGCAGTCTTAGCAGAATATACACGCTCCATTAAATCACTATCTTGTATTCTCCAATAGGTACCGTCATATGTAAGTGCTATAGCTGCACCATCCAACCATTCTCGTGCGGCTTTAGTTAATTCATTACCATTATAATCGCGAATAGTTTTAGCACCTGTATTATTAACATTTAATGTTGGTGTAACCGCAGTATTCTTACTTGTGAATTTTACTGTCACAGTTGCACCCGTATAAAGAGTTCAACCAGAATCAGCTGGAACAATTGTAGCTACTTTTGCGGCTGTGCTTGCACCCGTGCTGCATGTAGCAAATTGTCCTTTAATCTGTGACAAAGTCGCATAGTTTTGTTTAGCATAACTGTTAAAACCACCAGTTGCTTCAAAACTAATTGAACCAGTTTGTGTACTCATTTTATCTCCTTATCTATCATGTGACAGTACAATTATATGTAGCATTTAAATCTGTTACGTCTAATGTCGAACCAGTCCCCAAAGAATCTGCACTAGTTCCTTTTGTTCATTTATATCCTGTCGGAGTAGTTATAACTCCATTAACTCTCAATGTCGCAGCTAAAGTTGCAGTTCCAGTGGCTCAATTTATAGTTGTGGGTGTGACAGTCACAATAGCTTCCGGACCAGTTGCACCAGTCTGACCAGGGTCACCCTTATCACCCTTATCACCTTTTTCTCCAACATACCTTGACCACGTATATGAATTTGCAGTGGTTGGCGCTGTAGCACTATTACCAACATATACACCAATATATGTGGTAGAGGCCGTCGGCGTTGCTGTCATGCCTGCGCCAGAAGAATTCGTACCATACCGCACATAAGTATAAGAGCTAGTACCATTAATACCAGTTTTACCACCAACTGTATAAGTAGTAGCCGTACTATTATCACTATAAGTTGTTATTGTACGTGTCCATGCATATTGTGTAGTAGTAGGTGCTTGCGGCGAGGTCTTCCATTCTCCCGTTGGAGGTGTTGTTCCACTCGTAGAAAGCTGATAACTATATTCTGTACTTTTAACCGTAACAGAGCTGCCATTACTACCATTAGCTCCTTGTCGTGATGTTGTATAGCTTACCGCTTTAGATGAATCTGAAAATGTTGTAGTAACTTTTGTCCATAAATATGAACCTTGAGCTACGCTTGGAACAGTTGATTGTCACCCAGAATTAGGAATCGTAGTACCATTTGTAGAACTCGTATACTCTGTGACATTAGATGAAACAGTTACACTGTCACCCTTTTCTCCTCTATCACCTTTTTGACCTTGAATTGCTAGTGTCCATGAAAATTTCTTCTCAAAGCTTTTACTATCTACTACTATTGGGATAGTAAGAACACCACTTCTAGTAGTTAATGTATTTGCCGCACTTACTGTAAAACCAGCTGAAGTACTATTGTTGTTAGTAATAGAAGTAGTTAAACCTGTAACTTCACCACTAATAGTTCCAATAGAAACGGGAACTTGTGTAGTACCTTTATAAGCTATAATGTTACAAGTTGTACTTGAAGCAAGTGCCGCACTTGTACCAGCTGGGAAATTGTGAGATTCATTCGTTAATGTAACAGTATAACCATCACTACCTGCCGCACCTGGAGCACCTGGCGGACCAGCTACACCTTGCCAGTTTTCAACAATAGTTCATTCTGTAGCACCAGTTCCTTTATAATATAAATCATACCGACCATCACCATCATCAACAAGATAAGCATCAGCTTCATTTGCCGCGCTTATATTTGGTAGTTCAGATTCTAAATATACACCTGATTTAATATTTAAAATTTTACCATCTTCGCCTTGATAGCCGTCACTGATAATTGGTACTGTCTGTGTATCAATTAGTGTTGTAGTACCTCCCGCAAGATATAATTCACATTTTACAAACTTAGTGTTTGCGGGAGCTATATATTGTTTAACACTTTCATCCGAAGAACTTGTATATCGAGAAGTTCAAGTTGTTCCATCTTCTGAAATTGAAATGACAAATCTCGCAGGGTAGTCCGCAAGATTTCCTGTTCCTTGACTTCTCTTGGAAGTAAAAGTTATTTTAGGAGGTATATCTGTTAAATTAGCTTTTGCTATTGCAGAAGGGTCACATAATAATTCATAAACATAAGAAGGGTCTCCAGGATCACCCTTATCACCTTTAATTAATGACCAGTTATAATCAGAAGGATCATCACTGTCCGCAAGATCAACACTATCATATACACCCATATATTTTTTATTGGTACTATTGGATGTATCAAAGCCAGTTGCTTGTACAACTAAACTACCATTTTCTTGCGTGATGGTAATTGTATCTGCTCAAGCTATATGAATATTTTTACCATTAGCACCTGGGACACCATTAGCGCCATCTTGACCATCTGCAATTTCTAAATTTGTTTCATTTCCATCACTATCAATTAATGTTACTATCGTAACACCATTTTGTTTAGAAGAACTTTTAACAAAAACACTTGTACCATCTTGTCCATCAGTACCAATATAAGATTTTTGATATGTTACATCAGAACTAAAATCTGAATATTCTGTTGTAGTACGAACTCAAAGTCAACTACCTTTTTGAAGTGTTAATAAATCTTCTTCTATTGATGACTCATCAACAGGCTCTTCTTCCTCCCCAGTACTAGGTTCTTCACCAGTACCAGGTTCTTCTTCCTCACCAGGTTCTTCTTCATTTTCTTCTAATTCATAAATATCATATCACTGGTCTATAGAACTTTTTCAAGCTTCATCTTCAGGAATAACATCCCCAGAATCGCTTATTGCATAAGCAATTTCAACAGAAAGAATACCAATACCTGTTAAACCTTGCGGCCCTTGCTCACCTTGCGGACCGATTGGCCCGGGTTGACCTTCCGCACCTTGAATACAGGTATATGTATATGTTTGTCCATTAGTAGTAGTTCGCATTCAAACATACTTACCAGGTTCTCATTCAGGAGTTTCAGTTGACCATCTTTCTACATCAGAATGATCTGTGCTTGAACTACTAACGCCATATTGGATAGAAGTAATTGCAGAGCCAAGGTCATTTAAAACTTGTGATAATGTCTTTTTACTTTCTCCAATAGTAACACCTGTTAGAATATCTACTCCATCGCCGCCAATGGTGATATGACCATTGCCATCAAATACTACATAAGCATTTTCATCACCAATATAAAACGGTGAATTTTTATCAAATTGAATGCCACCAGGACCATCTTCTGTTTCATTGTTAACTATTGACTGTTTAATTACACCATTAGGGTCTACAATAAATATACCTGGGGTATAATTTCCTGTACCAGTAGAAACCAATATCCTTCATCCAGAGATAGTAGATGCTACATAAAGGCCATCATCTGTTTGCGCAACATGAGAAGCAACATAGTTTTGAATTGTCTCATCTAATTCATATCACCCTTCTTCAGAAGGATTCTCACTTCCTCATGGACTAACTTTTGACATTGTTCCGGTAGAAGAATCATAAGTATAATAATTTTTATTAGGGTCTACTTCTGTATCTGTTGAAGCAGTTCTATGTTCTGAAAATCAATTTACTGTATCAATAACTGACTCAAGTGTTGAAAGTCCTGCAAGAGCACCATTAGCATAAGTATTAGCTCTTCTAGCATCCGTTTGTGCGGCGCTAGCAGCTTCACTTGCTAAATCTGCTTTATGGTTTGCTAGTTCAGCTGCTTCACTAGCATCCGTGGCTTTATTTCAAGCCAGCTCAGAAGCTTGTGTTGCACTATTTGCGGCAGATTCAGCTACAGCTGCACTTGCAACTGCTTCATCTGCTTTCTGTCCTGCAACATCTGCTGAAATTGAAGCTGACACAGCTTTATCTCAAGCTGTATTGGCAGCTGCAGAAGCGCTCGCAGCTTCATCTCATGCTTTATCTGCGGCTTGTGTAGCTGAAACAGCTTTTTCATCTGCTAGTGCCGCAGCTTCTGACGCTGCCATTGCATTTGCCTGTGCCGCAAAAGCTGTTGAATAAGCCTGACTAATTGAATTTGATAATGTCCCATCTGGGCCAGTTTCAAGTTGTATATATTCAATATCATTACTGTGGGCAATAACTGTCGCCGCAATATTTTGAATATCGTTACGGCTAGCTATATCCGCAATTTCTTTTGTTTCATCGTTAATAGTTAGATAAGATACTGTATCCATCTATTCTCCTTTTGTAGCCGTTTTTATTTCTATTATATTTAATTTCTAATCATTATTTATTATTAGTTTTTGTTATTCAAAAAGAAAAAAAGGTCTTGTATAAAACAAGACCTTTAATATTTAATATTTATATTTATTAGCATATTGATAAGCGTTATCAGCTAGCTCTGTTAATGCACGTTCAATTTCAAGTGCGGTTGTTACACCTGGGAAATTAGCACTAATTTCAACACGTTGTTCAACATTGCTATTGGAAGCATTTGAACTTATACCATTTCCAAGAGAAGGTAGTTTATTAATATTAGACATAATATCACGTACTACTTCTACTGCGGAAAGCATGTTTTTAGTATCATTTTCATTAAGGACTAATTCTTTTTGATGAAGAATTGCAAGTTTACCATTTTTATCATCTATACCCGCATCTGTTCATGTACCAGTATAACCGCCTGTATCGAGTGCTAATGCAGCATTACTTCTATTAAGAATACCAAGTTGTTTACGACTTAAAGTATTTCAGATATCTTTTACTGCGTTATTAATTCTTTCTGCTGCGGCACCTACATTAGGTGCAGCTCCAGAAACGGTATCAATAGAAACGTTCGGGGGTGGTTGTGGAATACTGTTAATAGCGTTTGTAGCTGCATAAGCCGCTTGTTCTGCTCCTTGAGCCGCGCCAGCTAAATCTCTATAAGCTTCTGCGGCAGCTTCTGCTGCATTTTGAACAGCCCAATAAGCATCTCTAGCATTATCTCCTAACGTAGATATTGCAGAACCGGCTCCGTCTGCTGCAGATTCAAGACTATCAAAATTATCAGCTGCTTCACTTGCTGTGACACTATCTGCCGCAATTCATCCAGCCAAACTTGTTGCTTTTGGAATAAGACTATTTGTTGCAGTATAAGCCGCATCTATTTTTGTTTTCCAGTTATTCATTTCAGTAATACCAGTAGAAATTTCGTCATTAAGTAAATTTAAATCGTCTTTAAAAGCGGTTGTACTTTCATTCAAATCGTCTATCGCTTGTTTTGTAGGCTCAAGACTATCAGAGGTAAAAGTGTCATAATTATCTCCTGCAGCATCAAGAGTAGTTTCAATAGTTGATTGAAATTCTGGTAAGTATTCTGTAGTAATTTTATTTTTAGCTTCTTTTGCTGCAGTATCTATCTTGCCAATCTCACCAATACTATCTTCTCTAGTTACTACAAATCGTTCATCAATACTGGTTAGTGCAGCGCTTATTAACTTAGGAATGCCATCTTCTTTTCCTTTATCAAATACATCTATGGCACCCTGTTTAATCTTTGGTAATCCATTCGCATCTGAAACAATGTATTCTGCCATATCTCCTCAAGCAGTATTAGATAAATCAGTCATAGTTTTAAATAAACTAGGTAAAGATCCTTCATCTTCTCCTGTGAAAAGAGCAGATGTATTTGTACCAATATCTGATAAATGTTCACCAATTTTTTCTTTCATTGTATTTCAAGAAGTATCAGAGTTACTTTCCATTTCAGATAAACTTGTAGCCATTGTATCTTTAACAGATTCTCAACTAGCATTAACGCCATCTTCAGAATCCCTATAATCAGCTAAATCTGATTTCATCGCAGCAGTTGTACTTGCGGAGAGGTCTCTTATCTGTCCATAGATTTCTTGCAATTTACCAAGATTTTCATCAGCAATAAGAGTATCTGCTTCAATAAAATCATTATAAAGATTAATAGATATTTCACCAAGCTCAATAGAAGAATTCTGCATATAATCATTAAGACTATCCATAATATATTTAATACGTTCAGTCTTTTCATCTAAACCTATAGAAGCATCAGTTGCAATTTGAATAACCATGTCTTTAGTCTGTAATGCAGCTTGAACTGCGCTATTATAGGTTTCTAAATATATTTGTTTAGATAGATTATAAGCTTCTTGTTGAGCATTCAATAACGCTTGAGTAGCTTGATTTACAGCTTCTTCATCAGCACCGTAAACAAAGTCATAATTACCTGCGGCATTACGCTGTAGTCGCATTTGGCTTTTATTATCTCTAGCTTCTTCTAATGCAATTTGTTTTTGAAGAATCTCTAGTTGTTTTTCCGCATATTGAACATCATATTCACTTAAATTTGCTTTGTTCCGCAAATATTCTAACTGTTGTTCCATTTGTGAAGAGATACGTTGTTGAACTTTTATGTTTGTCTCTTGGGCATCACTCAACATATCTTGATACTTTAATTGTAATTTTTGAAGTTCAAAAGCACGATTATAGTCATCAAGATATTGCTCAGAATTACGAGTTGCTACCTCTCATTGTTGAGCAATTCATTCAACATCGTTTCCACCAAACATATTGTTGACAGCTTTTTTCATTTCACCACTTACTTGAGATTTAAGTTTTGATGAAATATCTTGAAGTAATTTTGTCTCTGTATTCAATTGTTCTTGTTGAAGTTTAGTTACTTCATTGCGGGCGTCTTGTAATTCTTTACGTTCTTCCTCAGATAATTTTTTATTCTCAGCTTCGAATGCTTCAAATTTTTCTACGGTTATTTGTTTTGCTTTAAGTGCCGCGCTAATTGTTGCCATTTTGCCCATATTAGCATCAATTTTTCGATTATAAAGTTCAATCTGAGCTCCATAATTATCACCAAACAATAGTTGAATTTGATCTAAACGAGTATCAAGATAATCTTCAATGTCGTCATAAGCTTTCAACCTATCATCAATTAATTCATCCATTTTTGCAGAAGCTTCACTAACATTTTTCAATAAAGAATCATAATAATCAACAACATCACTAAGAGTTTTTAAAACGTCTTCTGTAGCTTTTTGTAAATTTTCTTGTGCATCTTTCTGAGTTAATTTTTCTTCATAAGTTCCTTTTTTATCTTTTTTCTTTTTCCCTGTATTAATATCAATATCATATACATCTGCAGCATCTTTTGTTCTATTTTTTAAATTTTTTAATTGAACATCTAAAACAGATTGTTTGCCAATTGTTGGTGAGAGTAATTCAGCCAAACCTTCAGAGTAATATTGTCTATTACTATTAAAGTGACTATAGCTACTTCCGCCCTCCATCCATTCACGATATGCTTTATTAAAATTGCGCTGATTGTCAATTGCTTCAACAACATTCTCAACGCCTTCTTGGATACCATCAATAATTTTATCAGCTTCTTTTTGAATTTCTTCCATTTCATCTTGAATAGACAAATTAACTTTATCAATTGTATCTAAAGTACCTTGATATTGATCGAGCGCTTTCATAAAACCATCATGATCTTCTTGCATAATGCGAACTGTCTCTTCATAGTATGAAGTATCTTCATCATTACGATGAACATTATAGTCTGCAATTGCATTATTAAGTCTTTGAGTTAGAGCTGCTTCAATAGCTTTTCCATTTTCAAGATTACCTCTACTATCAAAATTAACTTTATCAAAGCCCGCAATTTTTGCATAACCGTTAATAGTTAAATTGCCATTTTCATCTCTGTCTCTAGAACGAAGTGTTTTAGCATGGGCTTTTGCTAATTCAAGCTCTTGTTTTAATAAATCAACGTTTTTCTTGTGTTCTTTCTGAAGTTTTCTTAAATTAGAAACACGACTTTTTCCATATAATTTATCTTCTAGTTTAGATAATTTTTCTACAATTGTAGCTTGTCTGTCCAAGTCATTAGTAATATCTGTTAAATAATCTCATTCATTTTTAGCATTATCTTTTGGTCTATTATTTTTAGGTTTAGAAGAACTGCTCTTAGGAGAAGACCCGCTACTACTTTTAGGGGTTGGATTTTTACTATAACCGCCGGTATAAGAAGGGTTGCGTGCGGCTGTATTTGCAGTCTGGACACCTGAACCGGTATAATGGGTACCAACAAGATAAGGAATATCGATAGGGGCATCAATCTGTGTCACAACTGGAGACATTTTGATACCTGGCATCGAAAACATTGTATTACCATCTGGACCTTGTACATCAATAGCATCCATACTTATTGTTGGTCTATATTCAATTTGTGGGACTTTACCCATTTCTTGATGGTGTTCGATTTTAGCATCCATTCCAATAGAAGAAAGGATTTGTGAAGCCTGTTCTGCTGAAATTTGACCTTTTGCTAACATTTCTTCCAATTTATTAGTAAAAGGATGTGTATCAAGGTCAGTATTTACAGTAATCGCGCCAGCATCAATATCGGTTTGTAATTGATTTAACTCGGTCATTAATTGTGAACGAATAGCCTCAACATCTTCACCAGGTTTAGTTTGGATGGTAAGATTTTGAATGATATCTTGCGCGGCAGCTCTACGCAAATCATCAATTGCAGACATATCGCCCTCAGCCATACGTTGGGCATATGCTAAAGCATCTCCGCTCTCAATAAAAGAATCACTTAATGTACCCGCATCAATATTCAATACTTCAGATAATCCTTTATCTAAATCATCTAAAGCTTGATATCATTCAGTAGTACCTTTAAGAGCATCGTTAGTAAGAATCTCAGATATATCTTCAATTTTACTGCGAAGTTTAACAACGCCATTACTCATACGAAGAATTGCAGCAGTTGTATCTTTTGCAGCATCATCTAAGTCTTCAATCTCAAGATTCATTTTTGAGATTTCTTCTGTTTCTTCTTCTGTAACTTCACCATCTTCTTTTTTAGCAGCAATTAAATCTTCAAGACGTTCTTTTTCTTTTTGATAATATCCGCCTTCTTCTTCATAAGAATTACGAGACATGCGACTAAAAGCGCCTTCAGACATGCCACTGTCACTTAGAAGATCTTTCATAGCATCTTCATCAGATGATTTATCTATACGATTAGTAAAAGTATTACCATTAATATTGGTAGTTAAATCTTCAACATTTGGTGTTAATTTTTTAACCGCTTCGGATAATCCTTCTACATCAATAGCTCCAGCTTTAATAGCGGCTGCAAATTCTTTAACACTTTTAACTTCTGGAGCAATTTCACTTAAAGCGGTTCTAAATGATTCATCATTGTTATAAGCATTAAGAGCTGTTTTAGTATCTTCATTAATCTTACCTGTAAAACTCTGAGTTTCTTCATCTCATTTAGCGCCGAGGGTTTCATAAATATACTTGTTAGTTTCAAACAATTCATTAGCGGCACGCGTAGCTTCTTCGCTGTTGGCGAGTATTTGCATTCAAACTTCTGTTGAATGTTCAATCTCCTCTCCATCTTTAGTAATAACCTTTAACGTATCATCAAAAATACTAGTATCAACGCCAGAAGTGATATCTTCTCCAATAGCAGCACTTATCGCATTTAATAAATCTTTATTGCCACTTAAAGCACTTAAATCTGTCTTATATCCAAGTTCATTACCATATTCATCATAAGTCATGCTACCTCAACGTTGTTGAAGCTCTTGTAGCGCTTTAGTAGTGTCAATTTCAGCATTTCCTGCAAGATTTTCATAATTAGTATTTAATGTTCCAATTGTGCCGCTCAATGTTTCGATAGCTGCATTATTACTTTGAATAGACGCGGCAAGTTCTGCAAAAGAATCAGTTAAATCTTCTCTTCCAGCAATTTCAACTTCATTATTATTAAGTGCATTCTTTACATTTTCAGATGAAATATTATTGCGCTGTGAATATTCTGCAATTAACTGATTGTTTTTAGCATTTAAAGTGTTTATTTGTTGGATACTATTAACATCATTTAAATGATTGGCTTCTGCAATTTGCTTGTTATAAAAATCATTTAACGTTTCTCCATTAACGCTTTTTTCAGAATCAAGAGAAAGTACGCCATTTTCATTATTAACAAACTTAGCTATTTCAGGATATGTTTGGATAAGTGCTAAAATTTCTGCATTAAGTTTTCTAACAGCTTCTTTCCATTCGTCAGTTCCTTCTTTCATATCATCTAAGGAACTACGCATATCAGAAATTTTATCAAGTGAACTATTTAATGATTCAAGATTCTCTGCAACATCTTGATAATTACGTTTGGTTTCAGTTAATACATCATTTTGTTTTTCAAATTCTTGATTAGCTCGTGCAACTTCACCATTTGTATTTATCCAAGCTGAAGCGATAGTTGCGACTCCAATAGCTAAAGCACCTGCTGCAATGACAACAGCACCTGCAATTGCAACTCAATTGCCATCAAGAACATTCCGAATAGCAGCAACAACATTATAAGCAGTAGTCGCTATTGTACTAGCAACAGTTTTTGCAATATCGGCTACTTTTAAGGCAATCGCTTTTATAGTTAAACCTACGCCTTGTGCTTTTATTGCATTGTTAACTTCTTCTGCTGTGCTATTAGCTGTGATAGCTCCAGTTTGAACTAGATACTCTACTGTAAGAGCTTTCATCTGTGTTGCTATTGTCGCTAATCCTGGAAGTAACATCGTTAATCCCATTAAACCATTCATCACAACTGCATTAAGTTTTTCTTCTAAAGTTGCACTGTCACTAGTAACAGTTTTGATAGCATCACTAATCATTGAAAAACCAAAAGCAACAGAAGTAATACTTGAAATAGCTTTTACAACACCATTTATACGAGCTTCAAAATTCGCAGCTTGAGTAGTATCTTCAACCATGCTTTCACCAATATTAAGATTGCCTTCAGCAATACCAAGTTGCTCTGTTAACTGAATTAATTCAGTGATATTTAATCCAAGACCCTGAGTTTCTTGCTTTCATTTCTCAACTTGCTGAACCATTTCTTGTGTAACAGGTTTACCTTGAGCTATAATTCTACTATATTCTGAACAAACTTTTACAATCTCATCATATTGTCTATATATCTTTGCTAATTCATTACGTTCTGATCTTAAAGTTTGTAATGTATCTAATTCAGCATCAGTTATACTACCAGCTTTTTCTTTATCTCGTAAAAGCTTTATTTCTGTTCCAAGAGAACTAAGTTTTTGTGTAATAAGAACTTTTTCTTCATTTGCGCTAGCATTAATTTTACGATAATATTGTTGTTGTTCTTTAAGAATATCTGTTTTTTGTTGTTCAAGTTCAACAATTTGTTGTGATAAATCTCTAATTCTTTCTTGGGTCTTATCTGATAATGAACTATAATTATTGGCAACACCAGAAACTAATTTTCCAGCTAAAGAACTAGCATTTTGACTTTGATTATAATTATTTAAACCAACTAACTGAGCAGTTGTTTGTAACTGATTAGCATTGCGACTATTTTCGGCAACAGTACTTATAGCAGTAGCCATATTTGATATAGTACCTGCAATTTGCGTACTAAATGTACGTAGCATGGTTGCACCAAGTACTTGAACAACACCATTCAAACCACCGGCAGCTTCAACCATGCTATTCAAACCATTAACAAGTTCAGTAACTTGTTCAATTACAGGTTCAACTTCATCTTGATTAAATAAAGTAGACATAACTTGTTCGCCAGCAGCTTGTAAAGTATTAAGTCTACCTTCAATACTATCCATGTAGTATTCATTCATTTGATCCATCATACCAGATGCATTTTGAGTAGCACCAAGTGCTTTTTGATAGTATTCTGGATTATTCATTAATGCGGCAAAACGGTTATATTGGAATTTACCAGCAACTTTTTCACCAACAGCAACTTTCATTGTTTCAGAAAGACTAGATCAAACATCTTGAGTCTCTTTAAGAATTTGATCCATTCCTTTAAATTCACCAGCTGCATCAAGTACATCAACACCAATAGATTTTAATGCATTGGCATATTGACCATATTCAACGCCATCTTCTAATGATTTACCAGTTTTAATATCAGCAAAACGTTGATAAATAGTTTTAAGACCATTACCAATTTCTTCAGCACTTTGACGAGTAACTGATTCAATAGTTGCAATTGAAGCTAAAAATGAATCTTGACTTGTACCTACCGCTTGTGCAACAGATGCCGCACGCTGTGATGCAGTCATTAATTCATTAACATTAGAAGCTGTATTATTCGCTACATTAGCAACTTTATCCATCGCTTCAACAGTTTGCTGGTAATCAAGTTGGAAAGCATTACGATAAGCAGTAATTTGATCAGAAGTCGTTGCAGTATTTTGTTCCGATACATTAGCTAATTTAGTTGATAAATTAGCATATTGTTTAGACTCTTTTTCAGAGAAACCTTCTTGAACGAATACCTTAACGGCATTTGTATAATCAACAGTAGTTGAGCCTAAAGCTTGTGCAGCATTGTTCGCATATTGAGCTAGTTCCCGCATGTCTTCTTTAGATGAGTTAGTAACCATTTGAATCTGAGTTAATGATTCATCTAAATCTTTCATATATGAAACAGCACCTTGAACACTACTCATCATTTCTTGGAAAATACTCGCAGTAATACCCCAACGAACAGTATTTCCAAAAGTGTTAGCTATTTTAGATAATGTAGTATTTACATTTAAAGCACCCTTATTCATTGATAGAAGAGCATTTGACAAATTTGAAATTGCCATAGTACCACGAGTACCCATTTGCTCTCAATCTTTAACTATCATTTGTAAAGATGTATGTTCTTTTTGTAGTGATGCGTTTAACTTACTAAGATCAATTGTACCAATTTTAGGATTAAATGCTGCAGTAATAGCAGTTTGTAATTGATTAACTTTTTGAATAGATTTTTCTATTTTAGCATCATCAAAACCTAATTGACTAAATCCGCTCTTATCAAACTTTAATGACTGTTTTAATTTAGTTAATTCATTTTGTAGTTTAACAATACCTGACGTATCAACATTGGTTACGACATTGTACTCTACAACATTACTATATTTTGCCATAGACTAAACCACCTCCTTATATGCTCGATATTGACGTTCTTTATGATTATCTTCTATCCTTTTCAAGAACATCCACTCCTTTATCTCTTATACGTATAACAAATAAAATAGGAATTCCAAGTGTAAATTACACCTATAATATTTAAAAATTATCATATGTATATTACTGTTTTTTGAAATAAAAAAAAGGAGTCTATAAAGACTCCTAATTCTTTGGCTTTACATTTGATATGTCAACATTTAATTCGTTTGCAAGATATTCAATCTGTGCTTTTAATAAATCTATATCTTTACGACCTTTTTCATCAACGATTCTTCTAGTATCTCCATTTAGAGTAAGATATGATACTGTTTCCATTTCCATTTTAAGCTCCTTTTTCTCCATCAATTAAACTATCTATTCTAGTATTGGCACGTTTAGCTTCAGCTTCTGCGGAAACAGCTATTGTTCGCACATCCTGTAAATCACGATTAAAAGATCTTATATCAATTTTAACTTCCTTAATGTCATTAGACATAAAATCAAGTTTTGTTTTTATCTCTGACTCAGATGCTTTTTGCTGACTTGCATCTGTTCTAGTATTCCTTAATCACCCCGCGGCACCAACTAAACAACCAATAATAGCTATCATTATAGAAATTGTATTTATATCCATACCTCTCCTTTTTAAAGCTATTATTTAACCATCTATATTATTTGATTTTCAAAAACTATAAATTATTATAATTTGTTATTTTAAAACAAAATAGGGCAAGTATAAAAATACTTGCCCATATAATTATTTCTTAATAGTTGGTGGAACTGGTTCTTGAATTTTTAATTTTTCTTGAATTAAAGAAATAATTTTTTCATTAACAATTTTTTCTTCAATGGCCTTTTGGACAATGACTTTAGTTAATTCTTCATCATTCTTTAACTCATCCAACTGTTCTTCAAGATGTTCTATCTTAGTTTCAAGAGTACGAATTTGTGCGGCCATTGTTCCCGCATCATTTTTTATCATCCTTACCCATTCAGCTAAGCCAATTACACATCCAACTATTACTATAAGAATACTAACTGTAGCCATATCCATAAGAACCTCCTTAGATTCTTTCCATTGCTTTAGACATACTTACTGACATAGCACTTCCAACTCCAAGAGGAATAGAAATAGATTTAACCACATAATCACCAAATGTATTTGTACTATGGTCATTTAAAGTAACTCTAACATTTGGTTCTAAATAAAAGCACGGAATTGCGGTTATACTAACGATATTTTGATAAGAAGTGTGTTGTTGTAAATCATATCTAATTTGTTCATAAGCAGATTGTTTAAAACTACCAGTTGCAAAATTATTACAGTACATATCTGTTACTTGGATAATATCTTCCGCAATGTTTTCTAAATCCGCAAATACTTGATTTTTTTCTTGCGGATTTAAACCACTAATATTAACAAAAGCATAATCAGGAATTTTAGGAGCAAAAATACAGTTAACACCATCACTGACAGTAACATTTGTGCGGCGTCCTATGTTCTTTACACTGTATTCACCTCAAGTAGGAGAAGAACTATCAATCATATCAAAGAAATAATAATAGTGATCATTCTCATAGTTATATAAGAAATTCATGACTTCTCCTATTTTACCATTTTTAAATGATGCTTTACTACTATCATCATCATCTTGTTCTTCACCAATATTAGCAGTTTCTCTCTCTTTACCGTCAATAGTTTTATTCGTAAACTTATATTTATTACTATCAATTAAAACGCCTGTACTACCAACAAAATAATTAATATAATCAATGCTTGTTGAAACTAATTGATTATTTTTAAAATCAAATGTAGAAGGTCAATTAAGTTTTAATTCTTGATAATAAGGGCCTGGGTCAGTCCCGTTCTCCTCAGCCCGCAACCCCATTAAAAATAATTCTGTTCGTCAATTTGTAGGAACGTAGGTGTTTAACTTACTAGTGTCTGTAACATCAATATAAGGTAAATCTTTCTGTTGTGCATAATTAATATAATCTTGTTTATATCAAGAAGAATTACAATTCATTGAAGGATAATATGTTTGATTTAAATCAGATACTTTATCGTCTCAATTAATAAGTGAATAATCAATAAAAGTCATTGGTCCGAATCCATCTGGATAATAAGTTTTACTATTATCCTTTTCACTAGTATGATAATATTGATATCATTCTAATTCATTTCATCCATAATTATTCTCAGTATTATCTGTATTATAATATCAGAAAGATGTTGACCGAATATTAATTGTCACATCTACTGGATAATATGTATCTGGAGCAACTAAACCGCCAGCACCGAGTGCTGTCAATGCTGAATATAATAAATTCAATCTTTCATTACATATATCTCTTTGAGACATATAATTATTAATTAAGTTTTGAATTGCAGTTTTTTTACTAATTAAATCTGAAGTTGAACTACCACTTCTTTCAGTAAAAGCAATTTTAGCATCATACTCATTTGTTATTTGAGTATATTGCTCAATTAATATATCTAACTGTCTTTGCTTAATTTGTAATGGGTCTAAATATGCTAAACATCGACTTTTTCTTGCGGCCTTTAATGCTTCTTCATAATTTGATGATACAGACATATCTTCTCAAAGTTTCTTAATAGATATATCAATAACAGGCCAATAATTCTCATCTTTCTTAGGTAAACTATCTTCATCACTTATATTTGAAAATAATAATTGTAATAGCCGCAACAATCCACCTACTCTTGGAATAATAGGATCATTGCTATCTTTGTTATCAGAATATGAACTATATAAATCTTGATAATATACAAGAGTAGAAGATGAAGCCTCTTTGGTCATACTATATCTTCTTAATTGTCTTGCTAATGTAAAAATGATATCTCTATATCGTTCTTTATATGTCGAATTATCTGTATAACCCATATATCTTTCCAAGAGAGCAAATAAGTAGTTTTTATTATCATCATTATTTGTTTTATTTGAATTAAGAACGAGAGTTCTTTCTTCAGTAATAAGATTATTTTCATCTTCAACAAAATTATTATAATGATGTTCAAAATCATCCATACCTTTTAGTGATTTCTTGAACGTATATGTTTGCGGCTCATCAAATAACCCATATATTTTGCCGCTTTCACCAAACTCTGGAAGTGTTCAAACATATTCACCTTTATTAAGTTTAGGGTTAACTATTATAGGTTTAGTTATTGTAGTATCTTTATTTACTGGGTCAGTATATATTAATACATTATCATATCCTTCTACGGTAATCGTAGGTTTACTATCGATCACTAAATGATATCTGCAAGGACGTTTAACACCACTTACATCAATTGTACCTTCAACAATAAAATCATTTTTAATATTCTCGTAAGAAGGTGTGTTTGTAATACTAATTAAATTTATATTATCATCAAAAGTATAAACGCTTTTTCCTTGTGTTGATTCATATAAATAATCTATATCTTTTGTTTCTTCAATCTTCTCTCATATATCACTAGATTGAGCATTGTTTAAATAATTTTTAATTTCTTGAAAATGAAACTTCCCTTGCTCGTCATAAAAGTATTCATAATTACCTAATCAATCTCGCAGCTTGTCTAGAACATCTGTAACTTTACTTCCAGCATTAAAAGTAAGTTCTTGGTCATAAACAAAATCTTCATACATATAACCTATATTTTGATTAGTTCTATATTCTTTTGCACCAATGACTTCTCCATTATAATTAACAGGAGTGTGCGCAGTTTGCTTTTCATCTAAATCAGAAGTAAGACAAACATCATAAGATATTTTATTTGTCTTAGTATCAATAATAGGGTAAATTCATAAAGACTCTTCTCCCATTCATCTAATAATTCTTTTAGCTTTACGAGGAATATCATCAATAATAATATTAGATAAATCTTCATTTCCAAAATGATTAACAGTTTCCATAATAATATCATAAATTAATGCTTTATTGGTATGAGCAACACCATTAACCATCGTTGTTACTGTATCAAATCTAACAGTCGCGGGAAGTGTTCCTCCAATAGTTCCATCTAATTGTGCCATTTTATCTTTAAATTGAAGATTAATACTCGCGGCACCAGTTGCAGAAGCAGAAATAGCAAAGCTGGTTATAAAGAATACACCTTGCGGGAATCAGATAATTTTTTCACCAGGATATTCATCTGTTTCATTGGTTATACCTAATTCAAGATATATTTTTTTTGATATAGAGTAATTGCTTTTTATACTTTCAGGGTCATATTTAAAAGCATCAACCGCACAACTTAAATTACAAGTGCGGCGAACAGCGGAATCCCCATTTTTAGTGAGGGTTCCGCTGGTTATTTTTCCTTCTATACTCTCTAATGGTACTTCACTACTATATTCGAGCAATGTAATTTTAACTCATTGTTCTCGAACACGAAGAGTATCAATTTTACTAAGGAAATTTGTATCATTAGAGTATGGGTATTGTTTTTTCATTTTTCCTCCTTAGTAAAATTTTATTTTTCTCTTTCGTCAACAATATCAAATAATCCAAAAGAAGCAATGGAATTTATGTCTTTTCCATTACCTATTTCATACATTGTTGCACTAAAATTATAAAGTCTGCGGCCAAGCACCGTGTCTGGGGTCATAGTAACACCATCTAGCATAACTATCATATTGCCTTCTGTCATTGACCTAAACAACTTAGGCTTACCATTATTTAATCAATCTTCAACTGCATCACGATATTCACGCTCATAAAGTCAATCATTATTAGGTTTAATACTTTGACATTCTGCAGTATGTGGAGCTTTTGTCGCGGGATTATATCTATAATTATAATATTCTTCCCCAAAAATTTCTTGTTTTGGTAAAAATAATTCACCACTATCTTCTGTTGATATACGGCCAGAAATACTATAAGTGTGATATTTTAATTTGGCATTTTGTGTAAAGATTGGGTATTGACCACCCAACGTATCTATCTTTGTACGATTAACTGCATTATTCCTATTGGATATTTGAAAATCAAATTCTATCTTTAACATTCTATTTTTCTTTAACATTCTATTTTTATCAGAAAATATTCCACCATAAAAATCACAATGTAAAATATCATTACTTTCAATATAAATAGGTTTATAAAAATTTTCACCATTAATATATTGTAACTGATAACGATAACCAGTCATACTTTCAATTGTATTATCTTCTATAATTAATGGTAAAGAAGAAAGCTTATAAGCACCTATTAAATCTCATTGTTTAAAATTTGTTTGATGTGAAGCTCGTCGTACAACCAAATTACCTTCGCTGAGAGTATTTGGTCCTTCGCTTAATGATGTAATATTTAATTTAATTATACCATTTTCATTATCAATATTTTTAGTATATTTAATATTTATATTTTGATTGGTATAATTCTCTATTGTAACAGTCATAATGATAGAATTATGATATCCGTTATTCGTTTCATATTCAATTTTTCAATAATAAGATCCTCTTGATGTATCAACAGTACAATTAATTTCATTTTTAGCGTTTATGTCCGCATATATTATATTTGTATCAAAATATAATGTAGATGATGCAGATATTTCAGATTGAATTTTAATTCTGTATCAAGATAGTCATTCAGTATTATTTTTTGAATATATATTTTCATCATATTTATATTTATCAAAAGTTAAATTTCCATTAACTGATATATTAGTACTTGGAAATACTGAAGAATTATTCTTAATATTAATATCAAATGTAGGAATAAAAATAGATTTTATTAAAGTTCCAGTTGACCATTCTGAAAAATTATCTTGATTATAATTTGTATAAGCAGCTAATTTTAAAGCATTTGCGGCTTTATTAGAATTACTAGTCCAATAGAAGAACTCTGTTGGATTTGAATATTCTGTAGAATCCTTGGGAAGTGCGGGATAACCATCACTACCAGTTAAATCAAATCGTAATTGAATTTTATAGTATTGATCGGGATTATAATATGGGCTAGTTTTAATTACTTGCGGTGGTATAGTAATTTTATACATTTTTTTAGAAGAATCTCATAAAATGTCTTTCATATTTTTTACTACACCATTTTTTTCTTCATAGCAAGAAATAGGGTAGTATTGCGGGTAAACATTTGCATTACCATTTTTACCCGCAAATACATTTTCATTATTTCGTTGATCTACCATTGAAACATGAATAAATCTAATTTTATTTAACATATCTTCATTATAAGAAGATAGTTTAAATCACACCTCAGCAGATTCATTATAGCAGAAAGAAGGCATAAATGTCTCTACTTGCGGTGGATATATCGTATTTATTGTTGTTGCCATTTTTTATTATGCCTCCTAGTCATCTCTATAACGTGTTAGCGTACAGACAATTGTAGATGAATATGGAATAAAATCAAGGGCTTTTCAATCATACTTTCGAGTATCTCTATATGGATTATATATTATATCTCAACTAACATGAAATTTTCTATTTTTTTTATCAGTAAAAGTTTCAAATGGGTTGTCAGGTCACGGATTATCTTCTGAAATAACATCATCTCATGTAGTAAAAGAGTTTTCATCAAGATAAAGTTTATACTTATTACCAACAGTAAGTCCACTAAATTTAGTTTTTTTCCATATGGCAATAGTTTTAAAAGCTGGATACAGATGGACATCTTCTGTTGTTATATTAAGGCTATCAAGAATTTTTATTTCACCTGTATTATCTGGATTTCCAGGTTTATCTGGAAGTCATTTTCCAGGATCAGCAAGTGTCCATCCTAAAAAACTTTGTACTCCATTGTTTAATTGTTTTTTTTTCGTGCTGGATAAGTATTGTGCTCCTCAGCTAACATATTTAGGATCAGTAAATCTTTCATTAACATAAGATATTATCTCTGTATTATATGGAACTTCAATTCTAGTAGATGTTTTATTTATTCTTTTTCCATTATATATAAAAGAAGATTTTGAAGTTTGTCCACCCCCAGTTCTTGATATATTATGAACAGTAACAGTAAAACTTTTAAGCGTTCAATGAGCATATAAAGTTACTTCTGGTAAAGAAATTGCTGTATCTTTTTCATCAAATAAATCTGTATCATGAATTAAACTTTTACGTGATCCACTTACTGTTGTTATTTGTGTACCGCCAGTTTTAGAGGTTCATCATCCATCAAAAGTAGCTTCTTCACTAGTTAAATTATTAAAAGTTAATTCTTCTCCTAAAAAAGGTGATTTTGTTGTTCCTCCATATACTGTTAATGGAAAATAGACATTCTCAAAAAATCCCTCACCATAATACGCTAAAACAGAAGTTAAATGAACATTAGTACCATTTCTTTTTCATGAGATAATGTTACCGGCAGCATCTTCAGGTAGATTTAAGTCAAAATTAACTTTTCCTTTAGCATATATCAATTCATCATTAACAACTACCCTGCTTATTTCTGGTTGCGGATCAGAATAATGTTGCTTGTGTATTTCCATTTCATTAGTAATGATACTCCTTATTGGTATTCTATAATATTTTTGTGTTGCTCTATCATAGTGATAACGTTGTATTATTCTAGCCATTTTAGTTCCTTTTTAATCTCATTCTCCATGCTTCCAATTTTCAAAGGTTTTATGTGTTCAAATTGTTGTATTTAGTGGATAATTAGGATTGCTCACATTATATCAAGCTTCATTCTTTTTTGGATTAACTTGTTTTAACATCAAGGTATTTCCATTTACATACATTGCTCAACGATAATTATTATATCAATCAAATATCTGATATAGAAAATCTGGAGATAACGTTACATAACAATCTTTCCACGATTTTTTTTCTTTATAAAACCGAATTGTTTTTGGAGAAGCTTCTCTCGTTTCATTATTATATCCAATATAAAAATCATCACTTAAATAAACAGGTCCGTTTTTAATATGAGTACCTTTTTTCTCAATATTAATTTTATCTCCAATTTCTATTGTATTACTTTGAATTTTAATTTTATCTGAGATAGTTATATTCGTATTTGTATTAGAAGATATTTTAATATTATTGTTAGAAGTCATCTGAATATTCGCATTATTATTCTTTAAAGTAATTATATTACTCTTAATATTAAAATCTAATTTTATATTTTTTGTACTATTTCCAAAAGCGAATATTCCTCCTTCTTTATTTATTTTTAAATATCCTTGAATAGTCTTTAATTCAACTTCATTTGAACTAATATTAAGACCACTTTTTTCTTTACCAGCTTGAAGCTGAATTTTTGGCTCTTTTTTTTCAATATTATCTTGTTTTACTGTATCAATAAAACCACTAATTCGATAATGTCCATAATCATTAACATCATCCTTTTTTCCTTCAAGGTTATTTCCTTGTACAGATGAAACAAAGTATGCTGGTGTTTTTATTTGAATATAATTTTTATTAGTATCATTAATTCAATATTGAATTTTATCTTTAAAATTCATTGTCATTGAACTTATATTCATAGACAAGGTTTTATTTAATTCAACCTTATTTTCATTAGACTGAATTTGAATTCCAAAATTATTATTAAATTTTCCAACTTTAATAAAACTAAGTGTATTTGGAACGGTATTCTCATTATTACTAGAATATTGACTTGTAGCTAATTCAATATATCCATTTTCTGCAGTACGAATACTAATATTGCCATTATCATTTTGTCCTTGTGTAATATAAGTAGTCTTCATTTGAGACTCTACTTTTTGTGAGAATATCTTTAAAATAGGAAGATAATTATTGGTAGAACTTTCTGCTCTAATTTCTTGGCCATATAAGTTAGAAACTTTACCAAAAGCATGAATTATTCCCGTGCGGCTATATGTTTTTTTATCTTGTAGCCCCGCACTAAAGAAACGACCATTTTCATCAAGACCAACTCGGATAAATTCTTTTCAATAGATATTTTGTTTATCAATATTCGATTCTTTAACTTCAATATATTTTGACGAAGATTTTTCAAATCAATTATTAACAACATTTTTCTTTAAAGTTTTTATATATTTATAATAAATATTTTTATTCTCAGCTATATCAATATATCCGTATTGTTTTTTTCCATTTTCTGAATTTGTTTTATTATAATACTCTTTATAGAAACAAAATATTTTTTCATTATCATCATTTCAACATGTTTTAGAATAAGGAATACCTTGAAGATTAACTATATTATTATCATCTTTAACACAAAGTAAAGAAGTATCATTAGGTATTGACCCTAAGACATTTCCAAAAGTTCAATTTATATTTAAATTTCAAGAAGCTTTTACTTCCTCATAATTTTCTCAAGCTCCTCATTTTATTTCATATAAATATTTAGAAGTCATTTGTACAATATCAACATTTGTTAATCTATATTTTGTTACAGAAAGCAAATTTTCAATAATAACATCATTAGTAGTACCAGAATCTTCTTTAGGGTTATCAGTACTACTAGAATCTTCTTCAGCGTTATCAGTACTATTTACAATACTATATTTTGTTGTTTCAGTAGTACAATATCCTATTGGATAAAAACTAATATATCAAGGCTCGTCTTTTGAAGGGTCGCTATAATTTAAATCCTTCTTAATTGTTGCAATTTTATCTCATTCTTGATCTTCATTTGTAAAAAATTTTGCCACATCACCTGAACCAACTCTACCACCTGCAATTGCAACATCGGTTCCTTTTCTTCAAAGAACAAAATCATAAGTATTTAAATTATCGTTTATTTTAAATTCTATTGAATATTTATTATTTTCTTTATAAAGCTTGTATTGTCCAGATATAAAATTAGAGTTTTTATTAAATGATTTAAAACTAGTACTAGTACTTATAATTTCTACAGTGCCATATTCAGGGTCAGGTGGTATTTTATATGTATCTTTTATTTTTTTCCCAATAACATTTGAGCAATTTGTATTTATATTATATTCATTAATAACTAAATTTGCTTTTAAATAATATGTTATATTTTGATCCTGAGATAAACCAACATTATTACCAGAATATAAAACAATATTCATATTTTGTGTAATCGAAAAATCAACTATTTCTGATTTTAATATAGCTTTTTCTATATCATCATTGTTGTTTAATACAATATAAAATTGTAAATAATTATTTTGAGAATTACTTAAATCTATTCCTATTAATTCATTTTTTAATTGACAATTTAAAATCTTTATTTGATAAAGAGTTTTTCCAGAAGTATTTTTTATTTCACCTATATTAATATTTTGATTAATAGATTGATAATTTTTATTATATTCAAAATTAACAATAAAATCATCTGCTGAAATTGTTTGTTCAGTAACACTTCTTCAGCCATTATTATTAGAAGAACCTTTTATCTCATTTCCATTATTATGATTATCATCTATATCTCAAACTAAATTATTTGGATTATAAGTAATAGTACCCGTGTCTTCATCACAAGTAAAAACTGCAGGATCCGTTGTTTTTTTAAAACAGTCATTAGGTAAAACTGTTTTTAATAATATTTCTCCATTTATTCCAGAAGATAAATTATTTGTAGTTCAAGTATGATCTATACTTCCACCATCTTTATAATAAGATTTATAATTACCACTTTTATCTGTAGCTAATGAATAAATATAATATTCCGTATCCTTCTTTTGAGATTCTTCCAATTCTTCATTCGTCAATGAATTTTTTTGTAATTCTTTCTTTTTCCAAGAAATTAATTCATCAATATTTTTATCAGCTTGATAATTTTTTACGATGATTGCATCTTCATTAGGCATCCTATAACCAAAATACAAATCATCAATATTTTCATCACCAAATCCTGTTGTGTGTTGAATAATAGAAAATAATGAATTATTACCAGGATCCATTCTTAATTCAAGACTATCACCGGGACTGATATTATTGTATTCATCTTGATAATTAATATTTTGTAAATTACTATTTTCATAGACTTCACCTTTAACATGAATATAAGGATTATCTGAACTGAGAATAATACCATGTTTATCGTGCGGCACCATAATCTTCTTTGATTTATCAGGATGATCTATATCTTGTCGAATATCATAAGTACCATCAACTATATTATAAAGAAAACGATTACCAATTTTCCAATTACCAATTTTACTAATACCGCCAGGAATTAACTCTATGCGACCTTCATCAATTCCTACATTTGAATCCTGTTCTGGTAAACCTAAATAAGTACTACCTGTTTTAGCATCAATAAAAACAGATTGTTTTCCATTTGAATAACCTATCAAACCAACTTTTTCAGCTCTGTCAGCTTTATCTAAAACACTCTCTGTCTTGTTCGGGTCTGGTGTTGCTGTATTACTAATAGCACCCATGACCATACCCGTGAAAGTATTTGTAGCACTATCCTTAATACCCGCACCTATTTGCGGTGTTAAAATATGGTCATCACCAATTTCAACATTTGTACCATCTCAACCATTCAAAGCCGCAAGTTCATATGTATTTAAAGTCATTATAATTGGTACATATACTTTAGCAACTACATTATCCTTATTACCTTGTTTAATATAGACAGTACCAACAACATTATTATTCATATATAAACCATTAAAACTCTTCTTAGAGTCAGGCATAACATAAATTCAATTTAATTGTTGCGGATTTTGACCTTTTAATAATGACATTCAAACACTTAGTGTGTCAGATTCTTCTGCCACATGATACTTCTGAATATTTAAAAATAATTGTTGATAATAAGTATATATTTTTCTAATACCATTATATACTTCTGCCATTTCTTCCCCAGAAGCTTTTATAACAGCTTTAATATTTTCTTTAATATTATTTAAATCTCAATCAGTAACAATTGAAGCATACTGGTTCTTAACCTTTTCTTTTAAATCCTCGCTTGGATAATTATAATTATTATCATCAAGACGAGCATTAGTTTCATCTACTAATAGATTTAAATAAGCCATTAATACTTGAGTACACTCAACCAATAGAGGATGACCTGTATATGTAGTCTTATCATTATATTCATTTAAATAATCTTTTATAGTTTTATCAAACAAAGTACTCTTATCTATTATCGCAGTACTACTATCATCAGAACGACTATTATAAACCTGTTTATATCTTTCAACTAATTGTTCTATATTAGAAATATCACCAACATTAGTATTATTTTGAATATGCAAACGATCTTCTGTAATAACACTTGGTCACTCACTATTTCAGATAGCTTGTACTGCATCATATGGCTTAGTACATGCGGCGTTTATGTCTTGCCGCGACTCATATTCTTCTTTTATCGTTTCAAATAATTCAGAATATATTTGATAAACAATATTAATTTGACTATTTTCTCTATCAGGACTATCTTTTAAGAAAGTATCTAGTCTATTCCAAAGTGAATCTAATTTTATCGGAATGGTTAATAAACCATCTATAGCAATTCGCTCAATATCATTTAAGAATCTCTTAATATATTCTTGAGTATTGACATCTATAGCACCTTCCGCACAAGCTTGTCCTCTATCTTGAATATCTAAAATCCTAGTTTGAACACTAACAACATCATCAGCAATTTTTAATGTTGTATCTCCTTCTTTTACTCTTGGAGTTTTAGATAATAATAAATTAGGATTACTATCTGTAAGACCGCCAGTAGCAGTTCATTCTAAATAACCATTTCAATTTTCTAATTCTACATGAACACCCTGATTCTCATTATAAATAGGATTATTACCACTAGAATCATATAATACAGTTTTTAAAGTATCTTTATCTATAATCCTAATAGGATAGTGCTCATAATCATATCCGCTTTCATATTCAATCGCGGGAATACCATAAAAACTATGATAATATTTACCTTGTAAACTAACTTCTGCTTCTACAATTCTAGTATCTAATTTAGTTAAATCACCATTATATGCAATGGTACATTCATTACTGTTATTACTAGTGCCACTTACTTTATAGGTGCGACCTTGATCTTTAGAGGTTCCCGCAATAGTTCACTTAGTATTATATCCTAATACTTGATTATTATTAGTATATAAATTAGCTTCTAAAACAGGAGTACTAATAGAATTACCATTATTATATTTAGTACTATTAGACTGTTTGATAATTGTTAAAGGTTCATCAACTGGAATATTAATAGTTGTAATTTTATCTATCTTTACAACAGTATCAGTACCATTTGTACCAATCTCACCAATTTTAGTAAATAATAAATTTGTAGTTTGTCGATATTCTGTACCATCCGCATGTGTGACAATAACAGTTAATTGATTATTGTTACATTGACTATCATAACTATCTTTAATACTCAATGGATAAATATCACCAGAATAATATCTTTCACCAGTAACTACATCTGTTTGCAATCCAAGAGTAGGAATATTTATTAAGGTTCTATCTTGCGGCACGACCCATCGAACTTTTCTAGGAGTTACTTCCGCACCTTGCGGATTATGGAATACCGCTGTTAAATCTAATACATCAATAGGATTCTTTACTTTTTCACTATTGGGAGCAATACCGGCTTCATTATATTGAAATACTTGTGATCCATTCGTAATAGTAATATAATAATTATTGTTAATTACATTCTTAGAGTTTTGTAATGTAATAGACCCGTAACCAACATAAACTCCGCCTCTATAAACAGAACAAGAATAAATAACATAATTATTAGTATTTTTTAACTTGCAAGTAATTTGCGGCCCATGCACTCCATTTGGATATGATATATTTTCTAATTGTGAAATTCGAGTAGAATAATAAGACAATATTTCAGTTATTTTGCCGCTATTTTTACTGTCCTGAAGTTTTTCGTCTCTTTCTTTTTCTAATTGAGCTTTTGTACCATCTAAAACTATAGTACCAAACTCTTCATCTTCTTTGCTTCAAACAAAAGAAAAAGCGCTATCTGAATATTTATCTTGATAATCACGAGTTTTACCGTTAATTAAACAGGTTAAAGTTGGACTACCTTCATTGAATTGAAAGTTTGTACCTTGATCACTTTCAATCGTAATGTTTATATCATTATTATTATTGTATAAAGAAACAGAAGCTTTTAATACAATACTTGATTCGTATGTTACAGTACAAATATAAGTATTTTCTCTTGCAGTAAGATCACCTACATTTAATACCAGCTCATCTTTTTTATTATCAAGGTATCTATATCCCGTACCTATTTTGAAATTATACCCATCAGTGGTTGAAGTAATGGACGGGTCTTTAACCCCTCAATAAAAAACAGCGTCCTTATTGATAATCTGACCTAAATAACTTAAATTAGCACTAATCTTTAAGTCTTTATTTTCACCTTGTTTAATAGTATTACCTCAAGGAGTAGTTAATCTTAACTTATAACCATTTTCAGTAGCAGAAATTTCATCAAGAGCAACAACTTCTAGCTTGTCTATGTATATATAAACATCATCGTCATCATCATGTGCCGCGATATCTTGATCAACGAACCCTTCACTAAAAGCGACAATAGAATCTATATATAAGAAATTTTCACCATCAAAATTCTCTATAGTATATTGTGAAGTATAATCATAAAATCGCATTGGATTACCAGTCATTTTACTGGTATCAAGAACATAAGCAATTAATCTTGGAGGATAAACAGTTTCCCCATTTTCATCTGTTTGCGGATTAGTAGTATCCGCAAATGCAATATTTACAATAATACCATAATTACCAATTTTATCAGTGTCTATTGAAGCTTTAAACCTACTTCTAATTAATAATGCTTTTGCATTTTTAGCAGAGTTACTAAATTCTTCCTCATTAATACTCACACATGGATAATTGAAATTATCATATTTATCATTTAATTCACTAACATTACTTGGATTCCGCAAATAACAGTAATAGTAATGCATTTGAAGATGTGAATTTAAAGACAACGGCTGCATCTTATGAGTTTTAATTTCACCCTCTTCAGCAGAATACTTATTTTCAATAATAGCATTATCACCAAAAGTAACATAGTCATTTAATAAACCCGTAGTTGGTGATTTAGGTAATAAGTCTTCACCATTTTCAGTTCTTCCGATGATAAATTTCTTTTGTCCCATATCATCTTCTGGAACTAATATATAAACTTGTTCTCCTTCTTGATAAACTTCTGTAGAACCAGACTGAGTGTATGCATAAAAACTTCCACCATTACAAGTAACAAAATACTTACCTTCAGAAGTACTAACAACTTTTTCAACAATGGCTTTAATCGTTTTATCAGAAGAAACTTCTTCTATGGTTTTATTGGCAATAATAGAAATAGCATCTAATAATGTTTTTGTTAAATTCGCCACTATTACACACTCCTTTATCTCTGAATATATTTCTATTGTATATAAAAATTAAAATTTATAAATTACTGTATTTTGATATTCAAACCATATAAAAAAATAGCCTGCAAGTAAATGCAGGCTATTATTTATTAATTATCTCCTAAAACAATCCATTGTTTTTCTGAAGTAAGAATATAAATATCTCCAGTAGAAATACATAGAGCAGTAGAACCTCAACCGCAACTAGTTGGCAAATCGGGAACATCTGCGGGAGTTTCAAGAATATACTCTTCCCAGTCGAAGTCTCTGTCATCACTTAGTTGTTTAACTGCCATAATATTCACCTACTCTTGGACTGGTGGCTGTTCATTCACAAGGAATTTTTCAACCGTCTCTTTAGCATTTGAACTAGTCGCACTAATTGTCTTAGTTGTTGAAGTAGTTGTAACATTACTTTGTAAACTTTGACCATCGACATAAGCTTCTGCAGCCGCATAAATTGCCGCACTTAATACCGCACAAACAATACCAACAGCCGCAATAATTTCATTATTAGTCGCAATAGCACTAATAGAAGCTCCAACAGAAGCTAAAAATGCGGCAACAGCCATTCAGAACTTACGAGAACCTAACTTACTAGATAAAGATTGCATTAAACCACCTTTCTCTTTATTCTTCTGTATCATCATCAATGACTTCTGGCTGAACTACTTCACTGTCCTCAGATGGCTCTTCGACAACATCCTCACCAATCTCAGTAATAACGCACCCTTGAACAATTAAATAAGCACCTTCCATTTGCTGTGCCTTCTTAATAGCTCCAACCATATCATCAGCAATATCAATAATAGTATTATTACTTCTACGAACAATATAATATACAAAATCCATTATAGTAGCTCCTTATAGAAAACGTAGCATGTAATGATAAGGATCAAAAGCCTTCTCTGTATTCTCATGTCTGTAATTGATTAGATTGTTAAGTATATCAGATAGCTCTTTATCAATATCCTTAGTCTTTTGAGGAGCAGCATCATTCTTGGTAGGTGCGGGAGCTTTCTTTAGCTCGTTAATTTCATTAGTTAAATTAGCTTTATCTTCTCTTAGAGTATCTACCAAATCTTGAAGATAAGCAACTCTTTCTTCTAGAGTCATTTCTTTTGGTTCAGGTTCAGACTTAGAAATAATTTGTTCTTGTAGATCATCCATAATACTATTTAGACCGACAACAAAACTATCCCCATCATATTCTGAATAAGCAGAATAATCATCTGTCTGCATATCGCATTCCATATGATACTGACCATCTTTGTTTTCAACATAACAAGATGCACTAAAAGAATCTGTAATCATAAAATCTCCTTTTTCTATTTAATATTAAATAATCCTTCAATATTATTTAATTTTCAATTATTAAAGATTATTATTTTTTGATAAAATTATATCATCAACCATCTCTTCTAGACTCGGTAAGCCATATTGAGAATCTTTATAAACTAAATTATTATCAGCATTACGATAACCCATCAATAGTAATCGTCTGCATTTAGAGCAAATATTATCCGCAGACATAGTACAACGATGTTTACATACTGACCTTAATCGAGTAAGTTCAGGTGGAATTGATTTTGTTGGATAAGATAATGATAAATCTTGATTCATAAAGTCTAAATCACTATCCCAATCATGATCAATAAACCATTTCCGATAAAGAACTTCCGCCTTAGCCCAATCATAATCTATGCCGCAATCAAATTCACCAACATCATAATATTGACTTAAAAACTCATAATCTTGCGGCCGATATACTTGAACAGATGGACAAGTTGAAACAAGTAAACTCATTACTGGAAGCCTATTAAGAATAGTTCTTAATTTAATCCCACATTCCTCACATTGTTTATAAACTTCTTCAAGATTATATGTTAAATCATCTGTAATATAAATACCTTTTACCTTACGAGCAAGACACCATTCCAAGAGTGAATATGAATAAATAGGCATTGTATTATCAAAAATGTAATTAATATCATTATCTTCATACTCTTGAAGATATCGAAGTTCCCATTGGTGAATACGAATATAAACATTATCAAAATCACTACAAAGATTTATAATATCTTCTACGCTATATCCCTCTTCTGCAAATTCAATATTTATTTGATGTGATGGATACATCTTAATAAATTTTCTAAGTTCTTCAAAAGAACTGTACTCTGTAAATTTAATATTGAACTCATCTATATCTTCATGTTTAATATAACTATCTAGAAGTTGATAAGGTGCCGCAAACTTCATTATTTTCTTTGCACATCCTTTCTTTTGTTACTGGTTTATATCTTGTCTTATCTACATAATATACTCTACTCTTAGAAATAAGACATTTTTCTTTATCATCCCACCAATAATAATCAATAATACAATCTAAATGACCATGATTAATTAAACCTTTAGTATAAAGAGTTTCTTCAGTAATGGTAATACTATCTTTAGCATGTTCAGCACTAACTAATCCACATCCGCAACATTTATATAATTCTTCACAATCATCACAGTATTTAATATTAGTAGATATTTCATTATCATGATATTTATCAATAGGTTTTCCACAGCACATACACGTTGCAGGGCCAGATAAATTTAAATATAAATTCTTTTTTACATAATTGCGGCAACACCAATAATCAGTATAATGATCTTCAATCATATCAGGATACATTACATTCATATAGGTATATATTTTATGGCCGCAATCTATACGTTGAAAATATTCTCGAACATATTTATTGTCATAACTATGAATCATATCTCTATAACATTGGTTTTTATATTGATATTTCCATCCAATATTTTTTCTTACTATCTCTTGAATTTTATTCAAAATAATTTTAGCTAACACTTCACTTTGATAAGGATAATGTTTACCAACTAATAGAATATCTTTATGTATAAATACTAAAGTACGCCAGGACTTATTTGGAATTTTAAGACCATTATATTCAAATGGACTTATACTTCTCAAATAAGCAACTGCCGCAACATTACTATTCATCATTTCAATCGTACCTGTGGAATATGCACCACCATCAATCCAAGACATACAAGAAGTCCAACCAGTTTTATTATCACTCATTGTAATAAAATCAACTGGATTAATACTTATAACAAGTTCAGCATCAATCTCTTTATCAGTGTTAATTACACTAATATCATCACGCCATTTATTAAATGATTCCATGTATGGAAAATTATAATATTGTAATACTTTGCGGACAGCCCTCATTATCTTTGTATCTCTTGGAATTTTTAATATCTTTCCATTGGCACCGCCCGCAAAACATCTTTCTTCATTGGTTTTTCCAGTTTCAATATAGCAATATTTAGTGTACTCTAAAATATTTCTCAACATTGAAAAAGGAATATCCTCAACAAGGTTGTCCCGCATCCATTCAACTAAATTATTAATAAAAATATGATTACGAGGATCAGATTTATAGTATTTAAAATCATTTACATCATAAGCAATAAAAGGTGAATAGAGACTCCTCCATTTAGATTTACGATAACTTGAATTTACTTTTTCTTTAACTGGGAAACTAATTCTAAGTTGTTTACCAAAAGCTCTAAATAAAGTACGTTTATTTTTATTCCAAGTAGATAAAATTTGTTCTATACTTTGCGGTTCTGCATTAGCATAATTAATACACCATTGTCTAATAATCTCTTTATCTTCCGATGTTAAGCAATTAAATGGTTGCACAAATAACTCCTAGTAAACATCCAATTCATCCAACTTATCTTTTAAATACTGAGGAAGTTCCTGATAATTAATACAATATTCTTGTAAGAAATTATCAACTCGTTCTTTTGGGATAGAGAAATACTTATATTTATTAACAAAGTCAATAATATTACTTCCAATTTCATTCTCAACCCAAGAGCAATAACTAAAGACTTGATTTAACATCTTATCTCCCTTCTCTTTATTATATTATAACATAAATATAATACAAGGGTCAAGAAAAATTTAAAAACTAAGTTGAAGTATATCGTAATAGACACCGCACATACGATCATCATATATTTTATTCCACGTGCCATCAAAATGAAAATGTCCGTGGAACCATGCATCAAAATTAAGGTTTTTCCTTAACTCTTCTAGAAATAATTGTCCTATAGTAGAATTGTATCTACAGAGGGCATCTGACCTCTTGAACCATGAGTTTATTAAAGCAGGAGCGTCATGTGTTAAAATAAAATCAAAATGTTCATCCATATGATATTCCATAAACTCAGCATTCTTTTGAACATTCATTCGTTCTTGCGGCCACCATGATTGATTTTTAACACGAAAAAACCTATTTTGTTTTTTCATAGACCGTTTTTGCATTTTAAAATATTTGTCACTAGGATCTAATATAACATCAGCATCATGTGATTCTGCACCTGGTATAGCTAATATATGAAAATCATTAATATCAAAGATAGTTATTTCATCAACAAAAAATACTGAAAATGACTCACCTTGTATAGTCGCTTGTCGCGCTTCACCGTTAAACAATTTTATTTGTGGACAAGATTGCCAGTAATTATAGTCATCATGATTACCACCAATAACAATAGTAGTCCAAGGCTTATCATTTAAAAATTTAAAAACATTTTCAGCTTCTTTATAACTATTAGGTCCAAAAGGCTGACCAAAATCTCCTAGCTGAAACACTATATCTTCTTCAGTTAATTGCCGTAAACTAGGGTTTTGACGATATGAAAATCGTTCAATTACTTTTCCATGAGTATCGCCACTACAAAACAGCATCTTTTACCTTCCGAACTACTTTAAAACCTCTCCCATTACGTTTTGCTATTGGAGAACTATATACTCTATCTAATACCTGTATTGTTTTTTTATACTCTCTATCAACAATTTCTTTAGACTGTTTTAATGCAAATGGTCATACTTCTTTTAATTGATGATAATACTCAATATATAATTCTTCATCAACCGACCGCACGCACCCATCTTTATCATCTTCATGAATAATTTGATTTAATCTACAATCTGAATGGTCGCAATCTCAACAAGTTAAAGTGACTTGGTATAAATCTTGTTCTTCATCCATTATAACATCCTCCATTGCTTTAATATCGCTTCTGGAGAATAAGGAATGCGGCAACACTTGTCTAAGAATATTACCCATATAGTTGTATCAGGATCCATTATTAAATTGCCATTAATCATTGTTATAGGACCATCTTGTTGTAATTCAACAATATATTGTTGACCATTTTCAAGTAATATATTTTTTAAACTTAAATCCTGAGCATTAAATGCCGCAGCTTTAAAGGTTTGTGTTGGCCCTATATATTCCAATCTATATGACATTATTTACTCTTTCTAATTTCATAAGCCACACAATCGCCATATCCAAGTTTATCCCAATATGCTTGTGCTTTATTTATAATTTTTTGAGCCATAGCTTTTTCATAATACTCGCCCGCATCTACAAGTTTAGTTACACGTTGACCTTTATAATTCAATGCACGAAATGTCGATTGCGGTTCAACTATTTTTTCATTTCCTTCACCATCAGGAAGTGGCATTGGTTTAATAACTTTTCCATATATTAAATAAGCCATGACTAATCCTTTCTTTATTTATTATATTATAGCATATATGCCGCACACCTGTCAATAAAAATTTAAAAACTAAAATTTTTTATAAGTAATTGAGCTATACTTTAGTATAGCGAAAATTACTTATTTTTTTAATAAGAAGATTATAACTCAAATCAGATGAATAGAATATATCACATCTTTTCCTTTTTGTCAAATAAAATTCTTTTTCAGATGCCTTAGAAATTATTTGACAATCGTTTATCCTAATGATATAATATATTTAAAGAATAATTGATATGAAAGGAATTATATGACTAAATATCATGTGTCTCAATCTGAAAATGGAAAAACTATTACCTATGGTGATTTTAATGCAAATAGTCCAAAAGAAGCTATTAACATGGCTTGCGGCGTAGCTAAGAAAGTATATCCTCAGTACAACCGCAAGATACCTTTTATAGTTAAAGAATATGGTCATGAAACAGAGAAAGTGAAATATCATGAGTAAACATAGTAAGATTCTAGAC